GAAAACGGCATAATCCTCGGGGTATTTTTCCCAGTGTTCGGGTAGTCTCGAAATTAAACTTCCCTCAAACAATACAAGATCATTTATCGTTTTTTCAACAGGTTCAAATTCAACACTATCTAAACACGAATAATTTCCGCTAGAAAGCTCCTTGAGGTTTTTTGTAAAAAATGCAAAGACCTTTCGACGCTTTTTATGGGTCGTTTTTGTTATCGCGTAAACATTGCCGTTTATCGTTGCTTCGCAATCTTCATAAATAGCCTTAAATTCTGCAAAAGCTTTCTCTGAATCACTCATTGACTACCTTCGCTTATAAATTTCTTGTCGCACTTCTGAAACGAATAACATATTCTGACAAAGCGTTGCCGTCTTCGTTATTGATGGTCTTGGTCGGTTGAGTTGTAAAACTTCCGTTTTCTAGCAACCAAGTTTCTACTCCATTCGTTCCGTCTCGCGTAAAATTTTCTTTAAGAGAACCATTAATAACAGTTGGAGGAGATTGTCGTAAAAGATTATTCAAGAAAGCATCCGAACCGCTCAATCGCTGAACTCTAACTGTCAAATCGTAAACATCTCGATCTGTTCTTTCGTTTATATTAACTCCGCCATTGGCTGAATTTATGTGAGATGTAACGGGATTTGCAGGGACTAGTGTAATTATGTCACCTGATACTAAATCACCGATTGCAGTGCCGTTTAGGATTAGCGTTGTTGAATCCGCTGAAACTGATATTACCGACATTGTTTTAATTCTCCGTCTTTAAAAGTTTATCATTAGATTAATTATCTAATACTACAAATTGAAGTTTACAATAATTTCACAGCTATGAATTGCTCCGCTATTTTTTATAGCGCCTTGCAAGACGGGCGATTTTCTAGCTGCTCTATCAGATGCAGACTGATCTGCAAGGGATCCTGCAAGCCAGTAAAAGCCGTTGTTTTCGATGTTATTATCGAAAGTCTCTTGATTGCCGAAGAAATCTGAACTCGTCCACGTCCCAGGTGCAAGCATTCCAGCACGGACGAACTCACGCGATGTTTTTTCAGCTTGATCGACTAAGCGGTTAACGCCCTGCAATGTTTGAGGAATTTTTGTGGCTGTTGATCTAAGCAGATTGTACATATCTGTCTGCAAAGCATCTATAAAAGCAATGATGTTGTAACGATTATCCGCGAAATCATTCTTCCCACTTGTCAAAATAACAGAAGTGTTTTTGATCGTCGTGTAAAGATCAAGACCAACAGTTTTCGCATTAGTGATTTGCGTTTGTGTATAGTCTTCCGCTGATACTGACAACTCTTTTAAGTGCATCGTAAAAGTAGAATTTTCAGCGCCGAAATTTACGCTGTGCATTCTTGCCATATATGACGATGCCAATTTCCTATTTCCAGACTTGCTAAATAGCATTCGATAATTTGTAAATCCTGAAAGCTTTGTAGCCCATACAACATTTGTCGTATCGACTAGTAAATTATCAGTATCGTTAAAAACATCGTACATGAGAACGTCATTCGCTTGAGCCCACGTTGCTAAAAGCGTTACATCGGCATCGCTTGGCTTGTCGATGAACATCGCGCCTTTGACGTTAATCGCTGCTTTTAGCGCTGTGATGCCTGCTGTTTTCGTCTCAACGCTTAAAACAACACTCGCAACCCCATCAACTATATAAGCTCCTGTGCCTGTTGACAAAGCTAGAAGTATTCCAACAAAAGTCCCTGTAGCTCCTGCAACAGGAAATGTAACTAGACTTGTGACGCCTGTCGTGCTTGATGTTATGATTATTCGCTGATCAGAATAACTAGCTACTCCTCCAGAAATCTTAGCATTAAGAACGGCGATAACTTCCGTCATTGTTGTAGACTCCTGAAAATCTAGTGCAGTGATCGCTTCCGTTGCTCCGTCTATATCAATGCTAAAAGAACCGTCCTCGATTTCCTGCAAAGAGTCGATTAAAGTTGCTTCGGTAATTTGCTCGCCAGTAAGCGTCCCCGCGGTTGCTGCAACAGTTTCCTGCGCTCCTCTCCAGTACCCTGCTACAAGCGCACCAGAGGCATTAACAGCATTCGGCGATGTTGCGAAAAAAGTCGTTGCATAATCTGCCATCGCCGAGCTTGTGCCAAAATCGGTTATAACGCTTGCTATATCTGTGTAAATCGCATAGCGATTAGCTGTCGATATAGTGCCGTCTTGCTGACTTGTCATTATTGCCACGACATTCATTTGATCACGATCTGCAAGCTCTGCCGACTCATTCAGCGTAACGTTTATCACGTTGCTAATATTTGCGCTCATTTTTTTTCCACCTCTAGTTATTTACGATTAAAGTTGTCTCTGCTGTATCTATTCTAAGAGTGTCGATATCTGCAGAAATACTATGTTCAACGTTGATAGTTAAATCTAGTCGATTGTTATAATTTTGACCAGTCAAATTTTTAATATCCATGACGCTTGAGCCTTTAAAAACTGCTATACCTAGCGTTTCCTGTAGCTCTATGGAGTCTTGACTCTGTAAATATAGCCTGAAATTGTTCGCGTTTGTATGCGCCGAGGTTCCGTAGAAAGATACTATAACGGGAATACGCCACTGCTCCTGGTATTCCATGACTTCGGAAGTCGCGTCAAAGTATTGACCACCGCCGAGCCTGACCGCAGGACTGATAGCATCTACTGCGATATAATTACTTTCTAGACCGTCAAGCACAAAGTTAAATCTTCCGATCCTTATCAAGCTTTCGTCATAACTGAGCAGGTCTCTAACAAAAATTGCTGTACTTTTTAATACGTCCATCTTTCCGCTATGTTATAAGATTCTTGCCTGTGGCTTCTGCGATAATTTCAATGTAACCATACTGATTCCAGTTTCCGCTAGAAATAACTTTATAGTCTGCTGACTGAAATTCGATATATTCTCCGAGTGTAACATCATCTCTGCTATGCACAGTGATATAATCTAGCGACCAGTCAATCGTCACAGCGTTTAATTTACTCTTTTGAGCAACTTGAACGACGCAAACTTGTTCCCTCATAACAACAACATCGGTCTCGACAAAATCAGTCGTTGAACGTGTCACGTTTTTTATCTTTACGCTCTGCTCCCAACCTCGCAAGACATTTGACATATCAGGCAACATTATCTAACAACCCACGTTATAGAGTTTCTAAGAGTTCCGCTATCAATAAGTATTTTAGATGAGCCTTTAAGCTCTTTAGTTGTTTGCGTTATATCTTGCCACTGCCCAAAACCGCCAGTCTTGAAAGCCATAATGACGATATTCCTAGCCGTTGCGCCGATCAACCCTAAAGCCTTTTCTATGCTTCTATTTTCTTCGAAAACCTTTTTGAACTGCTTCCCAATCTCTGCCGTTATTTTTTTATCTTCAAGATCAAAAGGCATACGCAAAAAAGACCGCATAGGAACCCCCGCCCCATATTCATGCGATGCTCCGACTTCGAGTATTGTTTTACCTGAACTATATACTTCACTTCCGACGTTCTCCCTAGGTAGCCCTACCGCAACATATCTCTTTGATGCTTCCTGTAGATTTTTTAGATAGCTAGTCGTTTGCTCCAAAGCTTTTTCGGGTTTCAAACAAAAAGCCCCCCGCGAGTATGCATTGTCAAAAGCAAGTATCTCATGCCATATTTTGTTGATCTAAACCAAAGTCCACGCTCGCTTTTTGTAGCTAATCCATAACTCACTGATACACTACCAACGCTTTTTGACATTTCATCTTTTAACGCTCCACTGCCCGACGAAGTTTCTTGTGTTAATAAATGAGCCAACAGATTTAAAACGATCTCAACTCCGCAATCTTCGTACAATCCGCCGTAGAAACAAGGGTAAACTTCAATCTGCGCAGGCAGATAAGTGTCGACTTCGGTCGTATCGAATTCGGGGAAACGAGTTTTAAAATCATCAATAACTGTCATTAGTCTATTACCTTAAACTTACCGATCTCAACGTGCCAACGGATTCGTTTCATCAAATAATCATCGGCTAACTGCTCTTTAGAAAGCTCTAGAATCTCCATCGAATCTATAGCAAACCTACCGATCTCGTACCGATTCGGCGATACGTTTTTTATTCTGTACGGCTTTGATTCTCGTGTAGTTTCGTCTTTAACTTCCTTTTTCACTTCAGCAACAACAACAGCCTCGGGAACAACAATAGTGCGGTCATCATTGCTGACAACCACACCATTAATTTTCCGCTGAAGCTTTTTAGCTCCCCATCGCCGATCAAATTTTATTCCTTTCGCCGTTGCTTCGCTTCTCAATTCTTCAATGGTTTTTTTCATTCCTACAGCCCTGTGAGGATTCTG